GCCACCAGGCCCCGCAAAAAGGCTCCGGAAAATTCCGCAAAAAGGGCAGAAAACATTCCCGCCATCCATGAGCTGGTGGAGCAGCTCATGACCCAGCTCCGGCCGCTCTTCGATGAGCGCATGCTGACGCACTCGAGGCTTGACTCCACCAGGCTAAACGACCAGGAGCGGCTCCGGATAGCCCTCCGAATCCACGAGCTCAGCGCACAGATCAAAAAGCTGCTGCAGGTTCGAGCCTACGTGCTGGAGCACGGCCGGCTTCCGGAGGAAAAGCAACGCCAGCAGGTGGATGAGCGAGACAAAGCCTCCCTGATCCAGCACCGCAACAACCTAAGGTCCACCCGCTCAAAACTCAAAAAGCACCCAGGGAAGGCTGCAGAGCTGGAGGCAACCGAAACAGAAATTCAACGACTTACCACCCTTATAAAATCATTATGACAACCGAAACCGCGCAGCTGGAGTGGATCACCGTGCAGCGCAAGGTCAATGACCTGGTGCCCTACGAGCACAACCCGAGGATCCTGACGGAAGAGAAAAAGCAGAAGCTGCAGGTTAGCCTGGAGAAGTTTAACCTGGTAGAGATTCCGGTGATCAACCAAGACAACACGCTCATCGCCGGTCACCAGCGGCTTAAAATCATGGTGCTGCTGGGCCGTGGCGACGAGATCATCGATGTGCGCTACCCCAATCGCATGCTCTCCGAGCTGGAGCTGAAGGAGTACAACGTGACCTCCAACATCTCGGTGGGGATGTGGGACGTGGATATCCTGGAGACCGTGTTCAGCGACATTGACCTGGGCGCACTGGGCCTCAACGTCGATGAGTTCAGGATGCCGGACTCCGTGCTCAAGGAGCTGCATCCGGAAGAGGAAAGCGAATTTGATCCGGAGCCGCCGAAAGAGCCGATATCGGTGCTGGGTGATGTGTATGAGTTTGAGAGTACCTCTAAGCGGCTGAAGCACGTGGTCGTGTGTGGTTCCTCCCTGGAGTCAGACACGGTTCAAAAGGCGATGCAGGGAGAGCTGGCCAACGCCATCATCACCGATCCGCCTTACAACGTGAACTACACAGGGGGAACGGATGAAAAGCTCAAGATCGAGAACGACAGCATGTCGGATGCCGATTTCTACCAGTTCCTCTATGACTTCTACACCAATTGCTATGCTTTCATGGAGGCGGGAGCTCCCATCTACGTGTTTCACGCAGACTCGGAAGGCGCCAATTTCCGGCAGGCCTTCAAGGACGCAGGCCTCAAGCTCGCACAGTGCCTGATCTGGGTAAAGCAGTCGATCGTAATGGGCCGGCAGGACTTTCACTGGCAGCACGAGCCGATCCTTTACGGCTGGAAGGAGGGCGCAGCGCACAAGTGGTACGGTGACCGCAAGCAGAGCACCGTGCTGGAGTTCAACCGCCCGAGCCGCAACGCGGACCATCCTACCATGAAGCCGATCGAGATCCTGTGCTACCTGCTGGAGCTAAGCTCCCAGCGACGCGACATTGTCTTTGACGGATTCCTTGGCTCCGGGAGCCAGATCATAGCCTGCGAGCAACTGCAGCGCCAGTGCAGAGGCACAGAGCTGGACCCGCGTTACGTGGACGTGGAGGTGAGGCGCTGGATCCGCTACATGAGAGAAAACAACCTTCCTTTTTCAGTCAAACGAAACGGCACCCCGCTCCATGAGTCAGAAATTAATCAATTCCTCAGCCAAGGCTAAGGACACGCTCCTGGACCGGCTCTACGACTCTTACATCAATGAAGAGACGGAAGAGTCGCTCTCGGAGGCTGACCGGCAGAAGCGCATGCAGATCGAGGCTGCCTGGTCGCTCCTGGTTAACTACCACTCCTTTGAGCAGGCGGTCCCGCTGCTGATGAGCCGCTTCGATAAGATGAGCAGGGCCACGGCATACCGCACGCTCAACAATGCCACCAAGCTCTTCGGGGACGTGACGCAGACCAACAAACAGGGCTTGCGCCACATCCTCTATGAGTATTCCATGAAGGTGTTCCAGCTGGCGGCCACCCAAAAGCCACCGGATCTGAAGCAGATGAACACGGCCATCAAGAACATGGCCATGCTCAAAGGACTTCACTCAGAGGACACCTCCGCTTTCGACGCAGAGCTGCTGCAGGCGCACACTTACCTGATCCAGATAGCTGCAGGTGCCGGGAAAGCACCGCTGACGCTGGATACCTCTAAGATTGCGTCGCTTCCGGAGCACGAGTATGTGGAGGTGGTGGAGTCAGTCGAAAGCATAGGCCTGGGTGATGAGTCGATTGATAACATTCTGGACAACATGATCGACGAGCCGGAGGAGGAAGATGAAGACTAAACAGCAGGATTTTAAGCAGCTGAAGTTTAACAGGCCTCAGCTGCGCTTCATTGTTTCCAAACTTGCCTCCGCCATCTCGCTCTGGGGCCGAGCGACCGGAAAATCATCCCTGATCGCCTGGCTGATCCACCTGATCGTGCAGACCATGCCCCGAAGCAAGTGGGTGCTGGTGGGCAGCACCTATAAGCAGATCCTGGCGGTGACGCTGCCTTCCACCATTGCCTCGCTCGAGCGGATTGGCTATATCAAAGACAAGCATTATTTTGTGGGCAAGAAGCCACCGGCCAAGTACCGGTGGCCTTTGCCTTATGAACCGCCGCTGGATGACCAGCACGCCATTTACTTCTACACCGGGGCCTGTATCCAGCTCGTGACGCAGGATGCCAACGGCTCCAGTGCCCGAGGTAACAACCTGGACGGCATCATCTGCGATGAATCGCTGCTTTTGAACAAAGAGCGCTTTGACAAGGAAGTATCAGCCGGTAACCGGGGCAACAGGCGCTATTTCGGTAAAAACCCGCTGCATCACGGCGTTTTTCACTTCAGTTCCATGCCCTACGGAGACCAGGGCCGCTGGCTGATCGAGGCAGGGAATTATATCCTGGATAAATACGATTTGCTCTCCCTGCAGAAGGAAATTACGGACCTGCAGCTCAAATTCATTGACAGCCGCGACCGGGAGTTCAGAAAGAAGCTATGGCTGGATATGCAGGAGGTGAGCAAGCAGATCCGCTTTGTTCCGGATGAGAAAGGCCTGCTTTACTCGGAGGCGAACGCCTTCGATAACATTACGAATCTTGGCCTTAAGTACCTGGAGCAGCAGCACCTGGAGCTTACTGAGTTTGTGTTCCTGACCGAGGTACTTAACCGCAGGCCCGGCACCGTGGAAGAGGGCTTTTACCCGATGCTGGACATGAAGCGCCATGCCCTCGACCGCAACAACAACGACTACCTGATCGGGCTAGATTTCAACCTGAAGCAGCTTCAGCAGAAGAACTGCCTGATGGACAGTGACTGCGTGGCCACGGAGCCGATCAGGGGAGCCGTGGACTGGGGCAGCAAGATATCGGTGCTTTCTACGGCGCAGCACCTGCCTGGGGAATATCGCTTCCTGAAGGGCCTATATGTGAAGCACCCGAAACTGATCAACGATCTGGCCGATCAGTTTATCGAGTATTATGAGCCGCACCTGAATAAGGAGTTTATCTTTATCCAGGACTCTGAATGGGGTAACGCACGCAGGCCTGACTCAGACCTGACCTATAATGAGCAGTTCGCTGAGCGTCTGCGCAAGGCACGCTGGAGAGTGAGGATCGTGAACATGGGCAGGGTGCCGGCACACCAGACCAGGTATCACCTGGCGCATGAATACCTGGGGGAGAAGGACCCGAGGCTACCTGCCATCAGGTTCAATAAGGATAACTGCAAGGATGTGCTCACGGCCATGAGCCTGGCACCTGTGAAGCAGGGCCGGGATGGGGAGATCATGAAGGATAAGAGTTCAGAGAAGAAGCTGACGGTACCAGGCCAGGAGGCCACCCACTTCACGGATACCGTTGACCTGCACTTCCTCTCGATTGATAAGCACATCGTGAACGTGCAGCCGGATTTTAGCGGCCTGATCATTATGTCAGCGTAAGTAAATTATTCAGGGCAAAATATAGTTAGGGGGAGATATGCTAAGCACCGAAGACATTACCCATCAACTGGCGACGTTTGCTGGCCAGATAGAAAGACTGAGTGCCGATGACCATGGTGACGTGGCCATGATCCTGTTCACACTAGCTGAAAGCCTCAGCACCAAGGAAGGCAGGGAGCGCGTAACGACGCTGATGCTGGAGCTTTCCGATCACATGACCACCACATAAGCATAATCTTTTAGCCAAAGCCGAGAGCCGCAGCCACCTGGTTGCGGCTTTTTTTTTGTGGTCATATATCACCGAGATCGGCCTTTGCAATTGCCTCGCCGCGTCAGTGCACCGTCGAGGGGAGAAACGACTTTTTGAGACTGGAAAAGTGAGTGGGGAGGCCAAAAAGTCAGCAGACTGGCTGGAAACGCGGCTTTTGCTGGAAAAATTTGAGACTGGAATTTACCGAGGCAGCAGCGGCAACTTTTCAGCCTAAATAATTTCAAGTGGAAAGTTGTAAATAATTTCCGGGTAGAAATTGTAAGCCTCTCTGGCTGTTTTTGTGTCTTTTTTTTAGCCATTGCCGAAGGTGAAATTCGCCTTAATGAGCAAGGATATCATCAGGTTAAAGGAAGTATTAGAGCAGATGGAGACAGCCACTGAGCCGTTCTCCATTCGCTATGTGGCTTGCAACAGAAAGAAGAACACCGGCGGCCGCATCGTGCACCTGGAGCGCTGCTACAAGACCGGCAACCAGTCTGACCCGGCTAAGCTTTCCGCTACAAAGGCTGGCCAGAAAGCTACTCCGACTGTCGCCTCCAAAAACCCCCACCACTACGACAACTACACCCGCAACCTGAAGGTGGTGCCGAGCGGCAAAATCCGCAAGTGCTGCATCTGGCTCATTATCCAATTCAACGGAAAGAAAGTGATCATATGAGCACCGTCGTAAACAAAGAGGGAACCTTTGCCTATTCGGAAGGCTCCCGGGCAATTTTCAAGCTGAACCAGGCATTTGCCTCATCAAGCTCCTTCGCTTCTACAAAGCCAAGCGAGGCACCTGGCGTTGTTTCCACTACGCCGGTCATCAAGTCCATGGGCGATGAAGTTGCTATGTGGGGGGAGGATAACCTTTTCCCGCAGAAGGTGATGAAGGACGTGGAGGGCAACACGGTGCTGAGTTCCACCCTTTCCTGGAAAGCGAAGGCCTGGTACGGATCGGGCGTGGTGTATGGCTTTGTCGATGGCTATGATGACCAGGGGAACGAGCGGTTCATCCGCAAGTTTGACCCGGTGGTGGATCAGTTCTTTAAGCGCTCCAACATCAACCGCTACGCCATGGAAGCGCTCATGGACATCTCCTATTTCGCCAACGGCTTCCCGGAGCTGATCCTGAGCAAAGACCGCAGCAAGATCGTGATGCTCACGGAGCAGGACTCTGTTTTCTGCCGCTTCTCCAAGCCGAAGGCAAACGGCGTGATCAACTACGTCTACATCAACGCCAACTGGGAGAACAGTGCCAATATCAACGATGACTTCACCACCCGCGTGCCGGTGCTGGATCCTTACTTCGATGCAGCGGAGGGCCTTCGCTCCCGCACGGACGGCTTTAAGTACATCTACCCGATCAACATGCCCTCACCGGGCAAGGCAGAGTACCAGCTGGCCAGCTGGAACTCTATCCGGATGACCGGCTGGCTCGATGTGGCCAAGGCTATCCCGGAGTTTAAGAAGCAGCTCTTTAAAAACCAGATTGCGGTGAAGTACCTCATTGAGGTGCACCATGCCTATTGGAGCTGGAAGTACGGCGACTGGGAAGCCAAGCCGATGGAAGAGCGCCGGAGGATCATCTCCGAGGAGCTGGATAGCTTTAACAACGTGATGTCGGGCACGGACGGAGCCGGCAAGTCCATCCTGGCCACTACAGTTCGCGACCCGAAGACAAACCAGGACATCGCCGCTTTCAAGATCACGGCCATCGATGACAAACTCAAGGACGGCATCTACATCGAAGACTCGCAGGAGGCTGCCTCACACATTTACACGGCCGTGGGTGTCGCGCCGACGCTGCAGGGCGTTTCACCGGGCAAAGGTATGGGTGCCGGCTCCGGATCCGATGCGCGTGTGGCCTTTAACAACTTCGTCTCCACCTCCCGCTTTGAGCAGGACCTGGTGCTGGAGCCGCTTAACCTGGTGCGGGACTACAACGGCTGGGATCCGAGGCTGCAGTTCCGTTTCCAGAATCCGCTCATCATGACACTGGACAAGGGAAAACAGGTCCAGCAGGAAACCGCTTAAGATGGCCCAGGACGCACAAACAGCTTTTGAGGTAGGCGACACCGTCTGCCTCAAATCCTCACCCTCCTGCTGCATGACAGTAGCCAGAACGCCATCAGAGGAGAACAAAGACCTGCTCAAACCGCTGCAGGTCGAGTGCGTCTGGCTTGACAACAACGACCAGGCACGCTTTTGCCGCTTTCCGCTGGCCATGGTGCGCAAAACAGAAGAACCACAGCCGATCGGCTTTAAACTAAAACACAGGCAATAATGGCTTTGATTAAAACCATAGAAGAGTTCCGCAAGCATGTGCGGGTAAACAAAAGCACCCCGCTTGAGACCATCATGCCGGATATCCTGCTGGTGGAGCGGGACCAAATTAAAAAGCACCTGGGGCCGGAGTTCTATAAAGAGCTGCACGGCAAGTACACGGACGGCACGCTCACTGACCTGCAGAAAGAGTTGCTGGAGCTGGTTCAGTTTGCCCTGGCAAATTTAGCCATGCTCAGCTACATGGCCGTCAACCAGGTGCAACTCTCGGATGCCGGTTTCATCAAATCAGAACAGGCCGCTTTCCGGTACCAGGTACGTGAGCTGAAGCTAAACTTCATCGCCAAAGGGTACAACGGCCTGGAATCGGTGCTGGAATTCCTAGAGGAGCATAAAAATCACCTAGATTTTGCAAAATGGGCCACTTCTTCCGCAGCAGTTGTCTTTAGGCAATTCTTCATTAATTCAGCTGCAGAGTTCAGTAAGGAGTACAACATCAACGGCTCCCGGCTCACTTACCTCTCGCTGCTTTCCATCATCAGAAAGGTGGAGCCGTTCCTGCTGGAGCCGGTGCTGGGACCGGCGTTTTACGGCGAGTTGAAAGCTGAGATTCTCTCCGGAGAAGTGAAGCCTGAGAATACAGAGGTGCTCGAAAGGTTCATCCGGCCGGCAGTGGCACACTTCACCGTGGTCAAAGCACTTCCGGAGCGGAGCTTCAAGTTCACGGGCGAGTCTGTCACGCTGAACCTGGAGGAACTGGTGGATGACACCAGCCGTGGTACCAGCGTCAACGCTGATGCCTTTATCGGGGAGAAGATCAAGCAGGCCTTTCAGGACGGGCAGGCTTACCTGGTGAAACTGAAAGATTACCTCAACCAGAACGCCACTGCAGAGAAGTACCCTACTTACTTCACAAGCAGCCTCTACACGCCACCAACTGACACCGCTCCGGTGGTTTTCCGCAACAACGCCAACACGAAGGTTTTCGCCTTCATCTAATCATCCTTATACTTTTAGCCATGTTCCGATTCGAAATCACCCGCCAGCCCTCCGATGCCAAGCAAACGCTTGGAGAAGCTGTAGTCCTGAAAGACGGCAAGAGTGTTTTTAGCTGCAAAACACTGGAGCTGCCCTGGCTCAATAACCTGTCGCAGAAAAGCTGCATCCCAAAGGGCCAGTACAGGGTGCGCAAGCGTCGATCCCCGAAGTACGGCGATCACTTCCACATCCAGGATGTGCTGGGCCGCGAGTTTATCCTGATTCACCAGGGCAACTACCACACCCAGATCCTCGGGTGCATCCTGGTGGGCCAGGCGCATGTGGACATCAACGGCGACGGATACCGCGACGTGACCAACAGTGTCGTGACCATGAAAGCGCTGAACAAGCTGCTGCCGAACACCTTCGACCTTTTGATCAAATAGGCCATGCGTGCATCTCTATTTCTCTTGATCCCGCTTTTGCCTTTGTTCGATAAGGCGCTGGGCCTGTTTAACAAGTACGTGTTTTCGGACTGGGACTTTGTGCCCTTCCTGGTGGTGGCCATCACAATCGACACCCTGACCGGGGTGTACGTGAATGCCAAGCTTGGAAGGATTCACAGCTTTAAGATGCGGTCGCTTTTCGAGAAGCTGCAGATGTACGTCGTGGGCCTGATCATCATTCATGGGCTTGCCTCGCATATGATCGATGGCTCTCCCAATCCGGTGGTGCACATGGTTGTGCCCTTCCTAAAAGGCGGCTTCTACGCCTACATGCTGGCTTGTGAGGCCATCAGCATAGAAGAGAACCTGCAAAGAATAGGCAAAGGCTACCTCCCGAAGTGGATCAAGCGCAAGCTGCTCGACTATAAAGAGGAGGGAAAGGTGCCGTCTGCAAATGAGCAAAATCAACCTATTTTATAATTCAACTTTAGCCAAATGGAAAAATTAATTAATGCATTATTCGTGGGCGGATCCAGGCTCTTCCGGATTCCGCTCAAAGCCTTTGAGTGGCTGCTGCTCACCCTGCTGGTGATCTCACTGATTGAGAACGGCGGCAGCGACGGTGACCTGGAGCCAGCCAGCCGGGTGGTGCTGTTTATAGGCTTTGTCATCACCATCCTCTCTTTCGTGCTGCAGTGGCGCTATGAAGCTAAGCTGGAGGCCGCAGAGGCAAGGCGCAAGGCAAAGCAACAAGAGCCAGCGCAGCCACCGTTCGGCACGTTGCCGGCCTTTCCGCCACCAGTCGACTATCCGCTTGAACCGTTCCCGGATTATTCCTCCAGGGAGGCAGAGAAAGGAGGCCAGAAGGTATGACGAAGATACAGATCACCATCCTGGCTATTATAGCCCTGGCTGCCATCTTCGCCTTTATTGAGGCACTGGCAGATGACAATGTGATTGAAACTGCCCACAAGGATTTTGACCGGAAGGAGTTCCATTTGCTGGGCTGGACGCGACGCGCTTTCGTGATATCAACGGCAGTGCTGGTGCATTTCGGGTTTGCCTATATCGCCCTGGAGATGTTGACACTGGCAGGAATAACCTTCTGGCTCGTGTTTGAGGCTGTCATATCCTGCCGGCTTGTTGGTTCTCCATTCTTCGTCGGCAGTTCCGCATATACAGATAAGCTGATCAGGAAACTGGCGTGGCTAATGGATGATCACCCGGAAGACGTCAAGCAGCTACTCATGCTGCTGGCGCTCTGTGTGGCCGTAGTGGTAGCCCTAACGCAGTTTTGATAAGTAACATGAAGAGGATTCTATATTTAATCTGCTTCCTGCTCATACTGGTGGGCTGCAGAAACATTTCGCCAAGCGCTTCAATGGAAGCGAAGACTCCCGATGAGCTGAAGCATCTGCCTGTTGGGACTGTGATCGACCTGGGTGACGGTTACCGCATCACTGTGTTATCAGAGGACTCGATCAGGAAAGAGCGACCGGCGCAGCAGGCCATTATCCGGAAGTGCAAAAACTGCGGGAATACGTATATAAAGGATAAGTCCGACAACTCAGACCACTCTAAAACCAAAGACAACAGCGACAACACCCAGAAGAACAAGCAGGATCAGTCGGCGGGCAAAGACTCTAAGACTGACAACCGCGTGCAACAGCCCCCGGAGCCAGGTACCCAGGCCGGAGGTTTTCTTTCTGGTATATCGAATGTCATCAAAGCAGTCGTCTTAGGTTTGCTGGCTATCAGCGTATTACTCCTGCTCCGGAAGCTCCTGTAAATTATTTCCTATACATTTTTTTGTGATTCCTGAATTTTTCACCACTTTTGAAACGCTAACAAATTCAGTGGGACAGACGCCACTTTAAACCAGTCTGATGATGGTTTGGGAGTGGCAATTTTTATTTTAAGGCTATTGTAGTTTTAAACTATATAGCAATTGCCCTGGTAGTGTAGAGTGGGATAACCGCGAGGCCCCGAATTAAATCCACTGGATTTGTTAGCAGCTCTATTCTACTAGGGCAATTGTGTTTTTAAACCAAATTGTTATGCTAACAAATCCGAACATTACCCCTCAGAAAAAACAGCTCGCTCCAGTAGGATTCTGGCGCTTGAGTAATGGAAAGCTCATGCCGCTCACCTCTAAAGGCAAGCACTCATGAGCATCTCCAAGCAAATCGTGGATGGCAAAGAAGAGTTTATCATCCGCAACGAGCCCATGATATCAGAGGCAGTACTCGGTGCCCTGATCGAGCTCCTGAAAAACATCCCGGACGTTTCCGATCTCCAGCTCACCCTCATACAGATGGAAGCCATTTGCACCAAGTATGCCTCAGAGGAGTTCACCCTATGGGAGTATGAGCAAAAGCAACTGCTGTTCCTGCATGAGTTCCTGCGCAAGATCAGGTACCGCCAGAGCGGAGATACGATAGAATAAAAGACCTTACCAATCGTGAACGATGGAAAGCCTCCGGCACCTTGCCTGGGGCTTTTTTTGTGTCTTTTTATTAGCCGTTTCCCTGATGGAAATTCGTGCAAAGCACCTTTCAAATGCACGATATCCGCCTCAAATACAACGTCAGAAGCAGGCCGTTTCCTTACATCAAATCAAAGGAAAACCAGGTTTCCCTGAACCTTCAGGTGCCGGCCTCCTGGAATGAGCTGACGCCTGATCAGCTCCTGCGGCTTATAAAGATCCAGTTCTCCTACCAGGCTGGCCACTTGCAGAAACTCATGGTTCTAAAGGAACTGCTGCAGGTTAAGTGGGGAGTACTCCACCTCTTCACCAGCGTCCAGCGCCTGAACCTGTACCCGCTCCTGGACTTCCTGGAGGAGAACAAGCTGACAAAGCAGCTGCTGCCGAAAGTCTCTGTCAAGCGGGTGGCGCTGCGACCAAAGATCAAGGTTCTCCTGGTGGACCTGCACGGCCCGGAGGAGCGTTTCCGCAACCTCACCTTCGAAGAGTTTATCTACGCCGATACGTACTTTTCCCTTTTTGCCAGCCACAGCAACGAGCTCTTCCTGGACAAACTCATCGCGACCATCTACCGGCCGCAGCGGGAAGGCTACAACCCCAAAAGCCCTGCTTACAAAGGCGATATCCGGGAGGACTTTAACGAGAACCTGGTTGAGGATAGGCTCCACCTGGTGCGACTTCTCCCGCAAGCGGTGAAGTACGCCATCCTCTCCTGGTATCGTGGCTGCCGAAAAGAGCTCGAGACTATCTATGACCTGGTTTTTACAGAGCCAAATGAGCAGAAAGCAACGGAGGGCGACTGGGGTGACGTGCTGCTGAGCCTCTCAGGGGGAAAGTTCGGGCACCTGGAGCAGACCTCCGGCCAGCGGGTGCACACCGTGTTCAAGGAAATGCAGCGCATCGCCAGGGAAAATGAGGAAATCAAACGAAGACAGCATCAAAACAGCCCCATATGAGACACAGCGAATACACCACTTTCTTTCGGCAGCTGGCGGAGCAGCATGTTGGTATCCTCCATTCTGAGCAGGATTGCCGCTTCCTGCGTGTCGTGCTCAGCTCGGATCCGCTGCAGCGCATCATGGATGCCAGGGAGTTTTACGACGGCATGCGCGACAAACTCTCTCCAGGCTACTGCATGATCCTGCAGAGCTACGAGGCCGACTACGCCGACAACATGGGCGACCAGAAAACGAAGGAGTGCCATGGCGCCTTCATCATCCTGCACAAGGTGGAGGCAGGTGATTTCGACGGTCTGGAGGCGGTGCTGGACAAAACCGAGGAGATCGGGGAGGATATCATGGGCGCGACGGTGCACCTGATCAACCAGGACTTCACGCTCCCTAAGAAGTTCATGACCTTTAACGGCATCACCAACGAGCGGATTGGCCCGGTAGGTGAGAATTACCACGGCACCAAGTTCAGCTTCTTCTTCACGCAGGGAGCCAACCCCTCCCTCCGGTTCAAACAGGATAAGTTCTTAACAGCAGAATAGTATGCTAATTAAACTTAAAGAGACCTACAGCTACCTCCGCAGCGAGGGCTATGATGATGTGTTCGATTATACTCTTTATGAGTATAACACCGACACCAGGCTGGTAAATTACACGAACGAGGAGTACTACGTGCCGGCGCAGGAGGGAGCGCCTGATAATTACTCCAGACCTGTGGAGGAGGAGTTTTACTGGTACTGCCTGAGCGACACGCCCACAAGGCGAGGCTGCTTTCACGACGGCACAGGCGGCGTTAATTACGTCGACACGGCTGATAGCATTGCCTGTGGTTGGGAGCCAAATATTGTGATAACTTCTACAGTTATCAATGCCGTTTGTTTTGGCAGTAATAGCGGCAGTATAGGGATAGATGTCTCAGGCACTGGTGCAGCGCCCTACACCTACAGGTGGAATGACGGCGAGACGACTAAGGACAGATTCAACGTCCCTGCCGGCAGCTACGCCGTGACCGTTACAGATGCCCAGGGCTTTTCCAATACGCTCTCGGGCATAACGGTCGGGCAGAACTCTGAGATCCAGGTAGTGGGCACCATAGGTGAGAACTCCATCCTGATCGAGGCTTCGGGAGGTGTTTTACCTTACTCTTTCAGGTGGAGTGACGGCGTAACGACCAAGGACCGGGAAAATGTTGCACCCGGCCGCTATGAGCTGACGGTGACGGATGGGGCTGGCTGCAGCCAGACGTTTGTGTTCATGATATCGACGGAGCGGTTTTACTTCTCCAAGAACCCTTTGCTGCTCCAGCTGCAGGCCACTGACCTGGAGAACAAGCCCAACCTGCGCTTTATATGTGAGGTGTGGGTAGAACCGGAGTATCTCTCCGGAGAATTCGTGCTGGCCACGCCGGAGCCGTTCGAGCACCCGGCAGATGAGAATGGCTATACCCAGTTTGACGTTTCTGATATCCTGGATGCGTTTGTGGAGCCGCACCTGCCCGAGTTTAACCAGGGGGTGGTGCTGCGGGCAGACAAGTGCTTCAAGCGCTTTTACCTGCGCCACACAGAGGCCTTCGGTGATCCCATCACGCTGGCACCCTTCGCTGTGCAGGACAACCGCTATGTGATCTGCGGTGGCCTGGACTCCCCGGAACATTACGCGAACACCTACTTCACCAGCTTCCGGCAGAACAGGAAGCCCTTCTTTACATGGGAGCCGGTGATCAAGAATGTGCTGCCCGGCCAGCCGGAGTACCTGTACTTCATGCCGGACTCCTTTGACCTGGTGGATTTCCGGGTGAAGACAAAGGTGGTTTACAGCGACGGCAGCACCGCCACCTTCACGCTGTTTACCCAAGCCGGCATCAAACGCTTTGAGTTGTACGCCATACCGGCCGGCCATGATCAGCTGGGCCTGGGGGAAACGCAGCCTGGTAAGCAGGTGCGCCAGTGGGATATCTATGTGGTGGACGCCTATAACAACGTGCTCTCCGAGACCAGGCGTTATGTCGTGGACCACCGGAACTATGAGCAGGTCCGCTTCTTCCTTTACGCCAACTCGATCGGGGGATACAACACGCTGGCTGCCACCGGCAGGGCGAAGCTATCGGTGGACCCACAGGCGCAGCTGCTGGACCGTAACCGTCCGCTGGATGCCCTGAGCGGCGACACCACCATCGTTTCCAAGTATAGCAAGCGCACGCTTCAGCTGAGCACCGGCCATAAGTCGAAAGCAGAGCTGCAGGCGCTGCAGGACTTCCTGAACTCCGAAGACGTGAAACTAGTCGGCACTGACCGGTATATCTCCGGGAGGCTGTCAGACAAAGCCGCTGACACTTATGATGAAGCCGATACGCTCAACGCCTTCTCCTTCGATTTTGTGCTGGCGAAGATGCACAGCTACACCCCGCAGCTTAGGCTGTCGGGCTATACCGACGAAAGTGCACTCTTAACCCCGCTTGCACCATGATCGGTTTCAGGATAGACGGAGAGGAACTGGACCTGAATGCCAGCACCTCTGTGCAGGTGGAGTATTACAGCGGCCTGTTTGAGATAGAGCGCATCCCTGGCATGCTGACCTTCCCGGTCACGCTTCCCTGGAGTAAGAAGAACAAGCGCTTGCTGGGCTTTCCGGGAAACCTCTCTGTGCGACGCTACCGCAGGGAGCCCTTTGACTGTCAGATGTACCTGGGCAACCTCTGGAGAATCGGGAAACTGTACATTTTGGGGACTTCTGATAAAGGCATCAGCGTCAATTTCCAGAGTGATATCGGTGACCTGGGTGATGGCTTCAAAAACGACAGCCTGCATGACCTGGACTTGGGCTCAGTACCGCTTTCCATGGCGGTGCAGGCGGTATACCCGGAGTCCACATATGCGCTCTTCCCGGTATACAACCCGGTCTTCTATGATAATGACGAGGCTTTTGCCACTTATGCCGGTTACCTGAATTATTATGACACCAGCTTCAAAACCCTGAGTACACAGCACCCCTGCACGCCTTTTCCTTACCTGGTGCACATCATGCGCCAGGTGATGGCGCACTACGGCTACAGGATCACTGGCCAGTGGCTGGAGGAGGAGGAAACCCGCCGCCTGGTTATTTATAACACCTATGCCCTGGACGCTCCAGAGCAGGCCACTGTGGAGCACCGGCTGCACGTGCCGGATATAAAAGTGAACGAGTTCATGAAGGCGATCCGGGCGGCATTCGGTCTTGGCTACCTGTTTAACACCGCCACCAAAACCATGGAGGTGGTGCGGCTGAACGATGTGGTCCAGATCACCGGCTACGTTGACTGGCAGGCACGCGCTCTCCAGGTGAAAGGGTGGAAGCCGAATGATACCGATGGCTTTAGGCTGGAGCTCACACCTGACAGCAGCGATGAGCTGAATAAGGTTACCCCGCCTGCTGCGGTGCTGCAGCTTGGCAAAGGCAAGGACTTAATTTCAGCAAAGCTGGGGACGCTGCACATGCGACAGGAGGGCAGCCGTCTCCTGCCACAGGCAAGGCAGGAAGGATCCTCCGGCAGGTATGCCGGCAGCGATGGCTTCAGCCTGAGCCTGCTCTCCTATCGCGGCCTGGAGGGCGGTTATCCCCTGGGCAGCAGCCAGCAACTTGCCTGGACCGGAGCTGAAGGTCTTTACGAGCAGTGTCACCGCCACTGGCTGGACTTCCTGGGTGAGACGGAATCAATCGAGACTGAAATCAACCTGAACATCACTGACCTGCGCACGCTGCGTCCGGAGCGGAAGGTGCTGGTGCGCGACGGGCACACCCCCCTCAAGGCTTTCTGGACAAAGATCAGTGTCACCATCAGCCTGCAGGACGGCATCAAAACAGCGAAGGCACCACTTCTTAAAGTCGGCTTCTGATGGAGAATCCTAAAAGCAAAAGGCAGCTGGCAGAGGAGTGGCTCCAGTTCGCCGTGCAGAACTGGAAAACCAACATTGTGAAGATGCGGGTGAAGGACACCAGCTACCTCTACAACAGCTTTAAATCCCAGGTGATCGACCAGGCCGGAGGCGACAGGATCAGAATCACGATCGCCTATGCCTGGTATGGCCAGATGGTGGATATGGGTGTAGGCCGTGGCACCAGGACCGGCGACCGTAAGGAAAGTGCCGAATCCAGAAGGCTCATCGGCCGGGTGCGTGGCAACGCCAGGAGGCCAAAGAAGTGGTTCACCACTTCGCGCGATTCCATCGGGTACCAGGCATTCAGGCTCTCCGTGCTCATGGGTGAGTGGAAGGCAAATGAAAGCATCGAAAAAATCAAAGGAAGCTTAGACCACAATTTTGTAATCAACTATTAATGGCCGCAACAAAAGAACAACGCGAAATAGAGATCGTCATGAACGGTCAAAAGGTGAACGCCTCCCTTAAGGAAATGGGAGCTGCTGCTGCGCTGATGAACAACCAGCTCCGGAAGATGGCAGCTGATGATCCCGGAAGGGAAAAGCTTAAAAATGACTTCAATGCCATGCGCGACAGGATCAGCGGCATGAAGCAGGAGCTTTACGGCGTGGAGAAAGCCTCCCTGGCCGCCAAGCTCGGCTTCAGCGACATGGGGGGCTTCATGAAAACCGTCATGGGCACGGCCGGGGGCTTCTTGGTGGGCGGCGGTATAGAAAGCGTTATCACGAAGGTGGTCAGCTTTTTCTCTGATGCCTCCAGCGGGGCAAGGGAGCTGGAGCATGCGCTGGACACCCTGGCATCGATCACCGGTGCCAGTGCCGAAGACCTGCAGTTCTATGAGGAGCAGGCAGATGTGACCGGCATCACCGTGAAGCGGACGGCAGACCAGGTGGTGGAGGCTTATAAGCTGATGGGATCGGCAAAGCCGGAGTTGCTGGCAAACAGGGATGCTCTGGCTGCCACCACAGAGCAGGCCTTGATACTGGCCAACGCTGCAGAGATGGAAGTTCCGGATGCCGTTAACGCACTGGCCGGATCCCTGAATCAGTTCGGGGAAGGCGCAGATCAGGCCGGCCGCTACATCAACGTCCTGGCGGCAGGTGCCAAGGAAGGAGCCTCGGAGATCACCGAAACAGCGGCAGCGCTAAAGAACTCCGGTACTGTGGCAGCAGCGGCTAATGTCAGCTTTGAGCAGACGAACGCGCTCATTCAGTCACTGTCGACGGTTTCCATAAAAGGGGCTGAGGCTGGTACCGGGCTAAGGAACTTCCTGCTCACCCTGCAGTCCGGAGCTGATGACACGAACCCCGCCATTGTCGGCTTGGAAACTGCCCTGGACAACTTAGGCAAGAAGAACCTGAGCACGGCGGAAATGGCCAAGCTGTTCGGCAAGGAGAACGTTGTTGTGGCTCAGCACCTGGTTAAGTCAAAGGATGAGGTTACCAGGTTAACAGAGGCGGTTACCGGCACGAGTGAGGCCACCAGGCAGGCCGAGATCAACATGGACAACATGGATGGCGCTTTGGCTGAGCTGGATGTAATTACCAAGTCCTACAAAGATACTATAGGCAAGGGCCTGAATGTGGCCCTAACAGAAGCAGTAAAGTTTTTGTCTGCCTTTCTCCTGATTTTAAAGGAGGCACCAAAGTTTGTACGGGAAAACAAGGATCTCTTCATCATGCTGGGTGCGGCCATTATTGCGCTTAACTGGGGGAACATAAAAACCACAGCGAGCACCATCGCTCACACGGCTGCCGAAAGAGCGAGAGCAGTGGCAGTACGTGCCAGCGCTATTGCCACCAGACTGTTAGAGGCAGCGACGAAGGCAACCCCCATGGGTGCGTTCTTAGCGGTAGTAATGGCTTTGGTGGCTGGCTTTGTCTTGCTGTACAATAGATCCGAGAAGGTAAGAGCAGGGGTTGCGGGAATGGGTAGGGCCTTTATGGAATTGCTTTCTATAGCTGGAGATATTGCCTTATTTCTGCTTAATCCGCTGAAGAATGCCCACAAGTTAGCCGAGATAAAGAACGCAGGTGATCGCCTGGGTAAAGCTTTCAGTGACGGATACAATGATAAAATATCCTCTGAAAAGGCAGAACAGGAGAAAAAAGAAGAAGCCGAGCACCAGGAGGCAAAGCAAAAAGCCGAAGAGAAAGGAAAAGATTTAGGAAAGGCCACCGCTGACGGTTTTGCCACCAGCCTGAAGGGTAAGAGCATTGCTCAGCTGGAGGCGATGCTGGAGGAAGAAACCGACGCAGCCCATAAAAAGCTTATCCAGAAGCAGCTCAAGCATCTGAAGGAAGTTGAGAAGAACGAGAAGGAGCACCAGGAGAAAGTTAAAAAAGCGCGTGAAGAGTACAATCAGGCCGTGGCCAGCTCAGAACTGGAGAACGCCAAGCTTAAAATCGAGCTGATGGAGGATGGCGTGGACAAGGTGCTGGCGAAGCTACGGTTCCAGCA